GAACAAAAATCAACGTTGTGGCGATTGCACACTACGGTGTTCCTTAGCTTCGGTCTCTTGAATTTCTTCTTCTAAAAGAGCTGCTAGAGATTGCACAGCTTTTAGGAATGCCAGTTTAGCCGCATCATTACCTTCGTTGTTTCGCGAGGTTAAGTACGACTGTAACTGAACATAAACATCATTATCCACTATGAGAACATCATCCGGTGATTTAGCCTCATAAAGAATCAAATTAGAAAGAGCTCCCAAAATTTTTCGGCGCTCATTATAATAAGATATTTTTGCTGTCGAGGCTTTTCGAATGAAAGATTCCAAAGCTATTCGATTTTTGATAACGTATGGCATAATTTACAAAATTAAACATTTTATTTAAAACGGTTATTTGGCCGTTTCCATCCGATGGAATGGTGTTTTATCCCCCGGATCGCGCTCTCGAATCGGTGACAAACTACGATTTGGCGTACTTGAATTGGTCGACAATGGCCTTCTGTCCTCATCAATTAAAAGAATTTCTCTTTCTTTTTTCTCAACTTGATATGCTTTGATAGCAATACTAAGCTTATAAGCTTTCGCTTTTTCTTCATCATCACGTAATTGTGCTACCAACAATTTACGGTCATCAAGTGCTTTGTTGACAAGTGCCCATACTTTCTCGAGATCAGAATCACTAAAACCTCGTAAAGCATTGACAAAAGGACGACTCATGCTAACTGCTGAAGTCATGGACATCTGTTTAAATTGGCAGTAAAACGAAATGTACCACTCTCCAAGAATGACACCATTTGTTGTTGGTGTTGAACCAAGACTGCCACAAAATAGACCAGGACTAGTAAAACGCAAATCTGATTGACTTGGTGAAGCCACGGTATCCCTGAAACGCCATCCTCCCAATAAATTTTTGGGTACTTTCAATGTCACGCTCTTCCATGTTGGGAAGGCGACCATAGCTTGTTGATTTCGTAATGTCGTGTAAGTGTTATAAGTCGCAGATTCATTTGTTGGAATGGCTGGGTCATCATAATAAGCAACCGCAACAGGATAATATTCAGAAGAACCTGATACTGTCGAATAGTGCAGAATTATTTCATTAATTTTGTACATAACAAACAAATTTCCATAAACTGACAAAGGATAAGGTGATGAAGCACTGTTTGGATCAAGCAACCAATCCGTATTGCGAGAAGAATCCTTACTCATTTTGAAGGGTTTGACATCAGTGGTTGAGGTCACCAGATCTGCAAGGCATGTATGTAATTCGAAATGCGCCAAATCTGCAGTCCCATAGAATTTGTGGAATGTTTTGTTTCGTTGATATCTAGGACCAATAGGTCCTTTACTTGTAGTGTTGCGTTTCCCTCCTTTCTTGGGGCCAGGATTGGTGGCTTCACCACTAGTACGACCAACGTTTGTCTGACCGTGCAACCAATTCTTTTGTTTCTTTGATGTCGCGCGAAAATTTTGATCAAAACCGGCTCTACCAGGATAAACCCAGTCGTCCGAATTCCGATAATGCTTGACATCATCATAACGCGTTCGGGGATTTTCTGCTTCATTTGGAATATGACCAGAACCAGGATGTAAAGGAATATTGGGTATGTTGTGACCACCAGGTTCATCTGGAAATGCTCTTCCCCTACCACCATTGTATCCAAAAGGCCCTGGGTTGAGCGCTTCCCCTGACGTTTTACCAATTTCGTCTTGTCCCTCAAAAACATGAAACAATGACTCGATAGTTGCTGCTGGATATTTGGCAGCTTTAGCAAAAGCATCATTGGCTAACTTGTTGTACCAACGTTTGTCGGGCATGACATCATAATTGTGGTTGATAGACTTTTCTATACGTTCAGCGTCACTCAAAAACTCCGGCCAATAGCCTTGAACTTTCTTGTGATGTTTGGGGCCCGGGTTGGATGCTTCACCAACACGACTGGTTTTATCTTTAGGTTTTGGCGTTGGCTCAACCAGCTTGTTGAGTTTAAAAAAACCAGAATACGCACGTTGGAAAGCTTTCTTAACGCCCAGCGCAAGCTCTTCTTCACTACAATAACAATGATCAGCGTCACATTCATCAGTATGAAAAACATCAACAATACCACGCGTGCAAGCGTGTGCTCCAATATCCACGAGGCGTTGAAGCTTTTCGGGTAATTTGTCTTCATCGTCGCTTTCCTCGGGATCGGTAGGTTCATGCAAATTGCAATAATCACAATGATGTTCTATTTCCGCACACTGACAGTCTTTTTCCGCCAAGTTTTCCTCACTACCTTCTTCGCTCCTCTCGCGATTTTTCCTTTCGCGACTTTTCTTCCGGAATTTCTCCTTTTGTCTTTCAAGCTCTGCGCTAAACTCACTAACTTGGCGAGTGCTGAAGATGGGAGCGTCCGAACGTGGGCGAAATTGATGTACGGTCGTTTTTGGGGCATTATTCATCAGAAAATTTTATTTCATTTAATTTTAAAACGGCTAAAAACATTTAAAGGCCTACCGTTTATAAAGAATTTCGATCACACAAAGAGAAAAATAAAAGTTAAAAAAACTCAAAGTTGAGCGAAATATAACAAATTTAGTTCTCCAGGAGTCAGATAAGACTTCATCGCAGCTTCAAAACCAACAAGTTTATCAACGGGCGAATCAGCCTTTATGGCCCTCAACTCCTCTTTTTTCATTCTATCGATGTGCTTTTCCACAATCCAGCACTCATCGGAAGTCCAGAGTTCAGTGCGAACGGCACAAGCACGAACCCAAGACATGCGTGGTGATTTAGCGTATTTTGCAGCATAAACTAACGACGCGATCATTTTCTTTGCATTAGGAGCTGGTACAACCAATTTTCTCCTTTTGTCATTTTTGAATCCCGTATTACAGAATTCAATATCAGCATACAAACCCTGCTCATTTTCTTCCGCCATCGCGACCTTAAATTTGTAGATCACACCAAAATGTTGCATCTCATAATTGAGGACGGTAAAAACGTAGCGGTTGGTGACTGTTCCCAAAAAATCGTCACCACACAGGACAAAGCGGACATGTTGATCGAAATATCTCATTTCCTCTCCAACGGGCACATGAGTCCCCGTGCGTTGTGCATACTTCAACAAAGAATAAACCACCATAATCCAGAGACAATAATTGTTGTCTGTGAGAGTCGTACCTGAACCTGAGGAATTGCCATGAACTTTGACAAAAATCTCACCCATCTCGTTAATGCAAAATGAATAAATCGTATTAAGCATATAATTGATGGACGCAATATCTTTCCCCATAATCGCCATGCGAACCCAATGCACATAATACATAAGTAAAGCAGGGATGGATGAGTCATACTGTGAAGCATCACCCGAACCAAACAAATTTGAAAACTCACGCAACCAACAGAAGAGTCTGTGCCAGTTCAAACGAAATTTGTTCTTACTAGGCCCGACCCAAAAATTATTGTCCTGATTGTGATAATAAATCTCAACTGCCCGGTCCATCGGCCAATAGAGCATAACCGACACAACCTGCAATTCAAACGTGGACGCTAAGAAAGCACGCCTTTGCCCGGCTTCAATTTTTTCCATCGTGCGGATCTCTTCTTTAGGCGAGATGGTCCAGTACACAGCCATGTGTTGTATAAACAACAACATCACAGCAAAATACAACTCAATTGGATATTTCTCCAAGACAAGACCCTTTGTAGGGCAACCCCTTTGATTCCAAATCCAACCAGCTGCTGCAGACGGTTCAACTAATGGTATTGCTTGATCAAAAGTCAAACGCTGAGTCTTGATACATGCTGGTCGTAATTTTTCGAGTAAAAGTACAGCCACTCTTTTCAATAGTGGTTCATCAATTTCTTCATATCTATCATGATTATATTTGAAAAAATCTTTCATCATCGCAAACAAATTGGCAATTGCCAATCCATAGTCTTTTGGTGGTTCATAATTATTTAATTTACAAGTTTCTAAAAAATACAAATCAGTTCCTCTGCTAGATTTTAGAGGAAAATGCTTCTTTTGTGCCCCCTGAATTTGTAGCAACCTGCCATGACTTTTAAAAATTTTGTCTGGCATGCCTCCATTTTTTATAAAGGTTGCCCAGGGGACATCTTGTTTAAAGGACCCTTGATGAACATAGCTTGTTGAGCGAAACTGAAATGCATCGCGGTGCCCTGCCCTGGCATTCCTGCAATGTGAATTCCGCCTAATTTGTCATTTCTCCACATTCCGGTTCCACAATCTCGTGGGTTTGTGGGAATTGTTGTACTAATAATATCATACCTCTCCCCTGAGATGATTTTCAAAACTTTGCCACTCAGGCCGGTAATTGACTCACTATCAGGGAATCTCTTCGGCATCAATAGAGTGTTATCTTCTCTGATCTCAATAAAAGTCACATCAGGGAAGGGTTCTTTGAAAGGTGATTTCATGATACATATATCAGAAGCGCGAACGTTTCCTTTTTCCTCAGCGTGTAGGAAATGAAGCTCAATATCTGATTTCAGAACATTGGCTGTCTCTTTTGTAGATGGGCAATAAAACGTTATGTGTTCATTTGGACCAATAGTGGGTGGAGCAACATGAGAAAGCCATACCAATCTATTTGTCAGACCTATTGCAGCTCCAAGTAATTCGCCGTTGTGTGAAATTTCGACATGCGCGCGACAGGCATTATCAATTTTGAAAGCTTCTTGTCCTTGTACCGAGCGTCCATCTCCTTGGATACTAGGTTTGTCGTCAAAATGTTTCATATCAATTTCACCGTCATCACGCAATTGTGGTACCAATAATTTTTGATCTTCAGAATTTCTCTTTTGCTCTTTTTGAGATCGGGTCGATCCCTGAATTTTGACGTGCTTGAAACGACATCGCTGTCCGTCACAATTTTTCTTTTGGCAGGGTACAGCTGGTTCATAATTTGAATGATCGTGATCCAAGCGACATTTCTCCCAAAAACAAAATTTTCCAAATCGACAACGTCCTGGCAACTGTAACGGATGCAACCAGCGACATTTATTGTAAGGACACCCATTTTCATATTTGCAAGGTTTCTTTTCTTTTGATTGGATTTGAATTTCAGGTTTCTTTCTCTTGTACTCTTGTGATGCAGCTTGTCCTTGTATAGCTGGCTTGTTTTGATGCCTCATCCAATCATTATACAATTCACGCTGAGCTTGTTTTGAGAAGTCAACATCTGGTGAATTTTCAAAAAATTTTGGACGATCTTTATGCAATTTGACTTCATGGGCCAACAATCCAACGGCGTATTCCGCAGCGCCTGGATTTGCCAACAATTCTGGGATAGCCCAAATCCGCAAGAAGTCATGATAGGATCGTGAATCAACACCAAATGTTTCTTTCGCTAGGACAACCATTTTACCCAATTCTTGAGAGTTTGCTGAATACTCCAATCGCTTCAAGGGGGATGTTTTTGTGTCCATATAATCAACCAGATCTTCAATTTCCGTCTTTGTTGCAGGGACTGACTTTTCTCCACCATTGCGTAGACGGTGTTGCCGCAATTTTTCACGACTCTGCATATTTATCCATCTCATGTAGTCCTCGATTGTATCAAGTTTTTTTGAAGTTCCATCATCTATCAGCAAAGTGGCTGGTTTCCCTTTGGCCAAAGCCCGCAACACTTCACCTGAGTCATATTGAACAAACATGTGAGTTCTTGGACTATAGAATTGTGTCAGGGTTCGGGGCAAACTTCCCTCAGAATCCATATTCTGATCATGAGCTCCATATTCACGCATATATTGGTTTTTTCGGTGGTGTGACAAACCTTTTCTACCTTGGATCTCCACCACACATTCTGGGCACTTTCCATTCTTGTCAGGATGGACATAATGCTTGCCAACATGGCAATACATCCCTAACAAAGTGCCCTGAATGTCAGGGCGATCCTTGTATTTGTCCATAAATTTTGTATGTTGTTTTTCCGTAACGCGGTATTTCCGATATCTCATGGCAATATAAACCACAAACAAAAGTAAACTAGATGCTAAGATGAGGAAAGGTACGGTGCCCCGCTTGCGAAGATCTTGAAATTTGAACATTCCTTTCATATGTCTCAAAAAGGGGACCTCCTCATACATTTTCTTCACATCGTGGGAAAGCACGTAAACAGCATAATCAGCAAATATCTTATGTGGAGCCTCGCCAACGTGTTTCTCCAATCTGACCGGACAAGACGAGTTATTTGTGGCTTCTTTGAATGCCATATAATCAATGATTCCTTTAGCATCACGGAAGTTCTTGAAAAACCAAGGTTGATAAAAGTAATTTGGGATCTCAGGAGGCCCGGGTTTTGGCGCTGCCTTTTTCGTTTGGCGCGCATATTGCTTATGATGATAAATATCCTTTACTACCAGGATACGATCTAAGTCAACACGCCGAGTGAAATAGAAGAAGCACATATCGCAGGCACATCCACTATTGTGAGCCCAAGGCCTTTGCGAAATACCTAAGCCTTGGAAAGGAAGGCACAACGCACAACTACAAGTACAATTTGGGTTGCAACACAAATCTTTACATTCCTCACCATGTGGGAGAACTTGTGCCACACCACTTGCGAAATCACCTTCATCCATTTCCTCCAATTCGACAGGCAACCAAAAACGGATAATTTTCCCATCTGCTTGGTATAAATTGACCATTCGAACAGGATTTTTGTTGTTTTTCAAATAATACCACTCCAAATTGGGATCCTTACGACTTTGATACCAAGTTCCAGTCTGAGTGGTTGGTAGCGATCGCAACATCGTCACCAAGGTCTCAAAAGCATTCATTTTTCCAAAAACTGCTTCGAGATGTATTCCCATTTGAGATGTTGATCGTTCAGTTACAACATCTTCCGAATTTTTCGCTTCTTTTAACTCTTTTTCTTCCTCTCCATTCTGACCTTTTCCTTCAATACGAATGATGTCTTCATCACGCACTGTTTTATAAGTCAGCGAGGTTTTGAAAAGTCGATCAATGACTGAAAACAACAATGATTGGAAGTTTGAAATCATCTGCAATTCTTTATAATACTTCCAACCAATACCACCAAGCAAGCCGATAATACCGGCTGCTACCATAGCTTCATCCCACCTCTTTTGAAGTGGTGTTTTATTGAAACCTTGAATAATGACATTCTTCTTTCGCTTGAACAAATCAGTTATCTCATTCCAATAAACAGCGCACACGGCTCCTACTGATGCCATACCCACGAGGGTGACACCTGTCTTGATAATCGTTCCTGTTCCCGCAAATTCTTGGATTGCCCCAGTTGCAACTCTCGCGGACTCATGAATTTGATGTCCGGCTCTTAGAGCAACATCACGTACTTGGACAGCTCCATCGCGAAAATTCTCATAACGATTTACCAACCACTCGCGCGCGCGTCCCCCAAATGCCCACATCGTTCCACCAACAAGTGTTGTCAAACCAATAAATTCCATTGTTGTTAATGTTTCGTATTGATAAGTCTCGGTGTAAACAATAGGCATAAAAATGAAG